GAGGACACCAAATTTGTCTATTGTAAATTTTGGTTAGGTGTCAACCCCGAGCCACTAAGGTGCCCCGCCAGACAGTTGCAAGTCCGCGTGTACTTCGATGCTTCTTGTTTCCTGACGGTAGCAGTACCCAGCTTACGTGTAGTAGGTTTGATCCCGGCACGCCCAGCAATTACGCCAGTTGCTCGTCGTATACGGCACGCAATTATAATCGAAATCCGTATACACCACATTGTGGTTACTATCATATAGCCGTGAGCGCCAATTCACGTTCGGGACGCGGTTTGAAGGTATTTACATTCCGCAGACTTAGTCTTATTTACAGTCCCTAGATTGACTTTATGATAGACGCCCCAAAAACAAACGGCAGGCCCCGGTCCTCACAAGATTCCCTTGCCATCACCGTTTGTTTATTGTTGTTACTCCTCAAAGAGATCAACGTCGGATGCTAACGATTCATCATCCTCTGGTGGTAATATTCCAAGTTGATGTAAACATACGTCTAACTGACGTTGCATTCGTTGTAGTTTGTTCTCGAGCTCTGCTGTGACCGACACGACCTTTTGTTGAGCGGCTTTGAAATATTGCCATGCAGCTACTGCTTGTGCTGCTCCGCCTGCTATTTTTACTGTAGCTGAAGCAGAGGAGGTAAAGCCAGCTGTGCCGACAGAAATCGACGTAGCTGTGAATCTGATGCAAATTGCAGGAACTTGTTGGCATTGATTTGTAGTCGTTAACGTTGTGTCAACAACAGTACCATAAAGGTCAAGTATGATGAACGTTTGACCTGCCAAGTTCTGAATTGGTGTTCCACGTAACGCTGTTGTGCGTGCGTATGGATTGGAGAACGCGACCGTTGATCCAGTTGCAAGGAGACAACAACCATTATATTGTCGTATAATAGTTGAATTGTCGCCAATCAGACCGACAACATTGGCCACTGATCTTAAAGTGTTTGCATCATCAAAGTATGTATTGGCATATGAAGAAACCGCATTTGCTGACAAGTTCGCGTTGAAAGTTGTTGCCAACGCTGTTGTCATAGGTTGCCAGAACTCCCATTGTCTGACATCGGAACTTAGGTTGAAAGTATCAGGTACCTCAGCAGTACGCTGTGGTTGTTTGAATTCAACCTTCCAGTCCACATAAAGTATGCCTACTACCATGTCATTAAGTACGACACCAGCCGCAGACATCGCAGCAGAAGCTGCGACTACGAACAGACCTTGTTTGGTCCATTTATCGTCTTCGGTAACTGACTCATCTGTGAAGAAGTCTATGGTGTTATTCTTAGCACTCGTATTAAGGGAAACGCTGGCTCTTTTCGTGATGTTCGTAATGACAGAACGTTCGTGAGCCATTGCATCCTTGTTGAATGCTTCAGTATCACCTGTGACTAACACTGCGTCAGGATTAGGGTCAACATACATGGTAATTTGTCCACCAATGGTATTAGCCACCGTGGGCACAAACGTAACCTTGAATTGATGAAATTTAAACTTTTCGAAACACTTTGCCATTGCTGACAAACGTGAAGTTTCAAGGCTAGATGGTGATATTGGCATTTGGTACAATATCAGAGTACTGGGAGTGATTGTTGCTGGCATCGTGATAGGTCCTAACCTGTCTCTACCCGATAATATTATCGAGCTCCGACCAGGATGACCCGATACTGTTTGATCTCTCTTGAGGGGTTGGTTTTGCGATTTGTTGTTGCGGTTTCGCTTCCGCTTGGGACGATTTTTGTTCCCTTCTTTCTTCTTCTCTGCGCGTTTTTGCTTTTGCTTTAATTTTCGACGCTCTTTTCGAGCGATTTGTTTTTCTGTGGCCATAGCCAATTGCGATTGTCCTTACTACTTGTGAAGCAGTGTTGATACAATCGTGAAAATCGTTTAAAAGCCGCAAAGTTGACGAAATATTCTCGTTAATATTAGTCAATAGCGCATTAGAACTATCAATAGAATGTTTGATATTCGCGAAGTATTGCGTAGTGACTGAATTCAACTGTGTGAAGTGTAAAACTTCAAAATTAGTCATATTCTGCAGATGGGCTGAATTTTGGCCCAGATGTGTATAAGAGATTAAGCTCTTGTGGCGACATGACTGAAACACCAACATCATCAGCAATTTGCTGAAAAATTTTGTGATATTTTCCTCCATATGTAAAAGCTACATAGGAGGCAATTTTCTCTCGAACTGAAGTATCACTCCACGTAAATGCACCAAGCATCTTATCATTATCACCCCAACAGGGATAATATCTATTTGTACGTGGATCACGTTTGATGGTAGCGCCACAAAACTGTAAACCTTCGAATTCGTCAGACACTTTTATCTTCTCCTTTGGCAACCACATACCTAATCCAGCATATATATCTTCTTTTTGTTGAGGAGAAATCTCAATATTTTCGCCAACCAATCTGTCATCACCATAGGTTATCATTGAATAATAACTCTTACGTGTGACATCAAAAGTCGGTATATCTTCAGAGAAAATCTCACCATTGTCTAGAAGGAATTTTGCAATCTCATATGCCTTAAGAAAGGTATTTGCTTTGGCGTTCAAAGGCGTGGTATCTGCTGTGCCACTTTTATTTCCATGTGTATGCCTGACGACATAGCCATCGGGCATTATCTCGAAAGAGTAGATCGAGTTGTGGACGATGTTGTAATACCTCATTTCATTGAGGGCAGTTTTGTCTTGAGCACGTAGGTTGTCCCAATCCATTTGGTATATTTCATACATAAGTCTTGCGGGTATTGTGCCATCATAACGTTTAAAATCCTCTTGAATCTTAAAAGTATAAGGTCTTAGCCGTTTTAGACTTTGATGAAAACCCCCCAATAAGGGGGACCAACCCATTTTGCTCTCATGGCTCCACCATCGTTCTTTCATCATAGTGTGATCTTCTTGTTGAAAACGCAATTTACAAACTTGAAAGGAGTCATCCCAGCATAATATTAATCTGCGGTCCTTCGCTTTAATCTTTGCGATAGCAATGGGCTCGTCTTTCAAAAAAGCATATGCTGGAGAATATATTGGCTCTCGGCCCATAGTCTCCCATAGTTTGATGGTTCGAGTAGGATAAGCATCTCGGAAATCTTGTGATGTCTTGTAATTGAGTATACCAGGCCAACCAGGCGATTTCTCAAGTGGTTTTACAACCTCGTATGCCTCTACGACTCTACGAGGAGGTCCTGCATATTCATCCCTCATTACAACTACACCAGCCTCCCAGGCTAGCTCATTAATTTTCGAACCCTGCGTCTTGAACTTTTCAAAGTGTTGAGGTATTCTTGATAACCCCAACCACTACGTTGATACTCCAGTTCTTTCGCATTAACGTCAAGATGACGATTTATGCAAATAAGAGTTTCGATGTCGGGTACAGGATCTTTCTTGTCGTAAGTTCTATGTATTGGAACTCTTCCAACAACTTCAAAACCTTCAATATCTGAACAATCAGTATAATCAAGCATATTTACAAAGCAATATGGAGAGTCTAACGCTACATCATAGCCTTGTTCAGGCAATGGCGGTGGCATCGGCATGTGAGTTGCAATTAGGATGTCAGCTGATTTTGCAGATTCTTTGGCAATCTGATGTGATAATGCTGGCAATCTTTGTTCTCGCATTTTCCAATCCCTCCACTGTAGTCGGGACACGGTGTCATCGACCGTTTCTCCTTCGGAACTTTCCATACTGTTTTCTTTTTCTTGGGAGCAGCTCGCTTGGATTCTTTGCTGACTTCTGGAACCGACTGATCGTCGTCCTCTTCGTCGTCTGCTGAATCGCCCGGAGATTGTAGTGTCGGTTGGGCGTTTTGCTGCCACTGTGCCATCTGATTGGCGAAATCCGACACTACTTGTTGAAAATCCCGCATTTGCTTGTCTTTTAGTTGTCTGTTGATATATCGAGTGATATTGACATCAGACGGACCTGGAACAACTTGCTCCGGGCCAGACATACGTGCTGTCATTGCGACACCAGTATGTTGTCCATCACGTTCATCTTTGAAGGTCTCAAGTTTTCGAGCTGTATCTTCTAATGCCGCGACGATTTTCTTGTCATATTTGACATTGTCGGGTGCAGTTCGATCTTCATCTCGACGAATAGAGGTGTGTCCATCGTTCATGACTCGTGTCTGAACTAAGGATACTTTACCCTCATATTCTTCTTGTATTTGATCATCATCATCATCATCGCCGTCTTCGTGGTCAGAACAGTACATTTGTGGATAATCGACCAGATATTTTCTGGCCATCCGACAAACTTCTTCGTGTCCTTTTTCTTTGATCAATGAATCGTATTCTTCAGCTGACCAAATTGCACGAGTTTGTCGTGGTAATCCGGAGTGCAATTGTGCTCTATGCTGACGCATGGAGCGAGTCTGCACACCAGCTCGACGTTGTTTAACTTGTGCTTGGCGACGTGGTTTGTTGACGTTAGGCCTTTTGGCTCGTGGTTTTCCTTCAGGTAATACTTCATCACAATCATCTTCATAGTCGTCGTCATCAGCGATTCGTTGTTGTTGCATAAGGTCTTCAATGACCTTTTGCATGGAGGCAATCTGTTGAACCATCTGTGACATCTGTGGATCTGTCGCGTGAACAAGCGTGGTCTGAATTGGTTGTATACCAAGATTCATTCCTTTGTTTTGCGCATATCCATGATGAACGGTCAAAACGTGGCCCTTGCCATCAGTGATAGGTGCACCGCTGTCGCCGGGTTGAGTGTTGGCGTCATGATATGTTATTTCTGCACGCCACGCTAATTGAACAGGTACGAGAGTTTGTTTACCGTCGCGAACGGTCCATAAGAAGCCCCTAGGGGTCTTGGTGGGGTCGCCATGATGTTTTAATGACTTCATGTTAACGAGTTCACGAGGAATTTCTGTAACGACCCAACCGTCCTCAGTGCCATCAGGGGCAGTGATATCGACGATTTTCTTAACTCTCACTGTCGCTTTCGCGCCACTCCATGTGACTTGAAAATTTGTGAAAGTTTTCCTTTCAAATCCATCCTGCATCATAAATATATGCAGGGGGAAAACGAGATGCGAGCCAAGCCTGTATCCAATGCCGACGGCTTCTTCATTCCAGATAACAACCGCTACACTTTGTAATTCGGCTAAATCTGGTGGATCAGAACCACCAACAAAGGCTTCTTTGATGATCGGTAAGATCTCTTCATCGGAAGAGGTCATAAAGTCTGTCAAACTGGTCCGGCGTAATCGATTCCGTGATTTCATACTCGAGTAGATGTTGCTTTCGGCCGCATCCTCGGACGACCCAACGCCCGAGTCCTTTTCCGAATGGCCTGATATTAATGTAAAAACCTGGCTCACCGGGATCCCGATGTCTTTGTTCGATGTACCTCCAAGGATTTGGGTCATAGAAATACAACTTGTAAGTACCCCATCCACCATTTTTAAAGATGAGATAAAGCGTATACCATTTCCAATGGTCTTGACAACGCTTACACCAAATCTGCAACAGCTCAGGATTATCTGCTGCACCGGGGTAAAAACCCGCAGCTTCGAGGTTAAGGTGCGGTTGGTACACGCACCCACAAAAACAATCAGGAACATGATAGTAATGTTCATGTATGGCTCCACTTTCGACTTGTCCAAGACAATCAGGACAACAGGCGTCAAAATCCCAGCCCAGAGGTGGTGTATATAACGCCTTGAAAATCCCGTTATTGTCATAGCAACAATCATTGCAATCCCATCCAGCGCTATCGATGCGAAGATGGCCCATGAGGGCAGAAGGTTGAAATGAGATGTTTGGTAGTAGAACCATACAACCGAAGTCGGATCGTACTCGAATACGACCGCCACGGCATGTGTAAACAATTGGTGTTGTCCAGAGATGAACGCAAGGCACATCGCAATAATCAGTTGGATGACCTTGGCAGTACCAATCAGCGGCATAACAAATACCAGTATAGAAATCAACGTAGATATTGCTATCCTTATGGACTGCTCCGTCCTGTTTGGACCTGAACAGATAAGTAATGATAGCGGATCTGACGCGGTAGTAACACATTCCCACCACTCCTCCAAGAAATCCATGATCTGCAACAATCGGTAAGGAGCGATGCTCACTATCAAAAGTATCGATATATATTGCACCGTTTGCAACCGCTTGAATAAAAGATACGCGTGACATAGGCCTTCTTGTGTTGCTTTTTCACGGGCTTGCGTAATCTTTTTGTCTATTAATTGATCAAGATCAGTCAATAGCACGCTCGTCATGTACGCTGG